TTTCATTACGTTCATTTTGTACAAATAATAACGCAGCTTATGTCGCTGTAGAAGAAACATATGGAGATCACAGTTATAATGGTCATGCTAAAAAAGATCCTAAATACTTAAATGGAATGACTAATTTTGGTATTATTATGGAAATTAAAGACATTAAAGATCCATTTACTTGGTCAAGAAATGTGGTTAAAAAATGCCAAGACAAATTAATAGGAACTGGATTATATTATTCACCTAACAGAACTAGAGAATCATCATTAACATCAGAAGGAAATAGAGTAACTTCAACTCAAGCACCAGATGCTTTAGAAGTATTTAAAGATTCATTTGGTGAATATGCTGATTATATTCTTAATTTTATTGATGATATGAAAAAAGTATTTCCAACACTTCAAGATGATTGGGGTATGTATATTCCTGAAGTAAAATATCTTTCACCTGAACCTTTAGTAAATTATAAAAATCTTAGTTTAACTAAATTTTCTAATGTGTATTTTGTAGGTGATGCATTAAGTGCTAGAGGTATTACAGTGTCAGGAGCACAAGCAATTTATGTAGCAGAAAGTTTTTTAAAATAAAAGTTATGAAAATCGGATTTTGTGGAACAATTTCAGTTGGTAAAACAACATTAGTTAATGCATTAAGAGAATTACCTGAATTTGCAAACTATGAATTTAGAACAGAGCGTTCAAAATATCTACGTGATTTAGGTATTCCGTTAAACACTGACTCAACATTGAAAGGTCAATTTGTATTTTTGGCTGAACGTTCAAGTGAATTGTATTTAGACAATGTAATTACTGATCGTACTGTTATTGATGTAATGGCATTTACGCGTTTAGCTGATTCAATTCCATACTATATAGGTGATACATTAAATGAGGTTGCTGCTCATTTATTGCGCGAATATGATTATATTTTCTATGTTTCACCTAATGGTGTTGAATTAGAGGATAATGGAGTACGTGCTGTAGATGCAGAATATAGAATGGAAATTGATAAAGAGATTTGTAAAATCATTGAAAAACACAAAACTAAAATCCCCCATTTCGCTAGACTATCAGGTACTACCGAGGAGAGAATCAAGAAATTGAAACAAGTAATGGGTCTCTAATATTTATAAATAAAATTAGACAATGAAAAAATCTCGTTTACTCGAAATCATACGTGAAGAAATCAACGAAGCCTTAAATGTGCTTGTGACAAACAAAAAAGGCGAAACTACAACAATGCCTTATAACACCCCAGATGAAAAAAAATCAGTAATGAATCTTAAACAAGATAATAACATTACAAATATTGAAACTACTGCGGGTCAAAATATTAAAGAAGGAGAAAAAGTAAAAAAACTAGCTGAAAAATATCAACTTGATGAAGAAACCATCAATGAAATGGCTAGTATTAAACAGTTAAAAAGCGAATTAGCAAGACAAGGAAAAGAAGCTGAATTAAAAGCGGTTACTGACGCAGAACGTGCTGCTTTAGATGCTTTAAAAACAGACCCCACAATTACCTCAGACGGACGATTAAAAGGATACGTTCCTACACTTAAAAAAGAATTGTTAAATACACATAACATTAAATTACAAGATTTATTATCTAAAGTAGCTGGTAAAGCTGAAGATGATGGTGTTAAATTTAGCAGTGATATTGCTACTAATACAATTGAAAAAGACGCTGCTAATCAAATTACAGGAAAAGAACCAGGACAACGTGGTAGAAAAGCAGATCCTAACAAACCTGAAAAACCAGCTTCTACAGGTAAAAAAGGAAGACCAGCAGGTGAACCTAAAGCAAAAGTAGCTACTCGTACACCTGGAGATGATGGATTCGATGATGTATCTTATTCTGATGATGAAGATGCAGCAGCAACTAAATCAGCAGGTAGTGATTCAACAGCAAAAGAATTAGCATCTACCCCAGAAGAAAAGAAAGTTAAATTCAATCAATTCCTAGCTTCAGTTAAGAAAAATAAAGACGATAAAGCTAAAATTGATGGTATTTTAAAACTAGCAAAAGATAAATTCAAATTCGCTAAATCAATGATGGACGATTTGAAACGTGCTGCTGGTAGAGAAGTTGAAGCATGATCCGAAATAAAACATTCCAACTAAAGTTATCCCATCTTATCATAGGTGGGATACTTTTATTGTTACTAGTATTTTTAGTTAAGTGTGATGTTGAAAAACCTACACCAACTGACAAATACGAAAAACAAAAACAGGAAATTGAGCGACTAAAAAACAATATTGAAGTATTGAAATTTGGTCAAAAAGTTTTAAACAAACAACTCGATCAACAAAATCACATTGTTGATTCATTGAATATAGAAATTAAACACACCGAAAAAGAGCTACAACAAACACGCACATATTATGGCAACAAAATTAAAGATCTTACTAGTGCTTCTAATACTGAGCTCGAGCAGTTTTTCTCAGACCGTTACAGATAAAATTTGTTTTTCACACGATAAAGCACGAGCTATTGCAATTGACCTCACACGAGGTGATTCTGCTATTGCTGAATTGAAAGTTGTAAACAAAATGGTATGGCAGTTGAATGAAAAAATTGACGCCAAAGATAGCACAATTAGCATTTATGTATCTAAAGAAAAAAATTATCTTAAGCAAGTAGCAGACTATGAAAAGATTGTTACTGTACAAGATACTGTAATTAAAGGACTAGAAAAAGACGTTAAAGATCTAACTCGCAAAAACACTAACTTAAAGAAAGGTATTAAATGGTTAGGTGGAGGATTCGTGTCTTCCATACTTATTCTTCTTACATTTACCATAATTAAGTAATGGAAGAAAAAAGTTTAAAACAAGTTGTCCGCGAGGAGTATATAAAGTGTGCCCAATCACCGGCATATTTTATGAAAAAATACTGCCAGATCCAGCATCCAAAGCGTGGACGAATGCCTTTTAACCTTTACCCATTCCAAGAAAAAGTACTTACTCTATTTCAAGAGAACCCATATTCAATAGTACTTAAATCTCGCCAGTTAGGTATCTCAACATTAGCCGCAGGTTATTCACTGTGGATGATGATCTTCCATGAAGATAAAAACATCCTTTGTATTGCAACAAAACAGGAAACCGCTAAAAACATGGTTACTAAGGTAAAATTCATGTATGAAAGCTTACCTTCCTGGTTGAAATTTGCAAATAAACCTGACGAAGCAAATAAATTAACACTTCGACTGCCAAATGGATCTCAAATTAAAGCAGTTGGTGCATCAGCAGATGCAGGTCGATCAGAAGCCGTTTCATTGTTGATTATAGATGAGGCCGCCTTCATCCACAACATTGGTGAGATTTGGGCCTCAGCTCAACAAACTTTAGCTACGGGTGGTGGATGTATTGCATTATCTACACCTTATGGTACAGGTAACTGGTTCCATCAGACATGGGTTGCCGCTGAAATGGGTGATAACAGTTTCTTACCTATTAGATTACCTTGGGAAGTTCACCCTGAACGAGATCAATCATGGAGAGATCAACAAGATAAAGATTTAGGTATTCGAATGGCAGCACAGGAATGTGACTGTGACTTTACAACATCGGGTGATACAGTATTCACCCCTGAAGATATTACTTTTTACGAACAATTTCACGTGAAAGAACCTCTAGAAAAACGTGGTATTGATCAAAACCTATGGATTTGGGAACCAGCGGATTATTCGAGGAGTTATCTGATCGTAGCTGATGTAGCGCGTGGCGATGGCAAGGATTATTCGGCGTTTCACATCTTTGATGTCGAAACATTCACTCAGGTAGGTGAATATAAGGGCCAAATTAATACAAAAGATTATGGACATTTGTTAACAAGCATTGCAACGGAATATAACAATGCCTTGTTAGCAGTCGAAAATCAAAGCGTAGGTTGGTCAACCGTACAAACCATTTTAGATAGAGGTTATCAAAATTTCTATTACTCACCAAAAGGTGGTGCAAATAATGTAGATTCCTTCTTTGATCCTTATATGGACCATAGTAAAATGACCCCAGGCTTTACAATGTCGAATACAACTCGTCCTATAGCAATTGGGAAATTCCAAGAAGCTGTTATGGATAAAGGAGTAGTTTTCCATTCAGCTCGCCTATTAGAGGAAATGAAAGTATTTATATGGAGAAACGGTAGAGCAGAAGCTCAATCAGGATACAATGATGACCTAGTAATGGCATTTTGTATTGGTTGTTACTTACGTGAAACCGCATTTAAACTTAGAGTAAATAATATGGAAATGACCAAAAGTATGTTGAATGGTATAGGAAATTCTCGTATAT